TCCTAGTGGTCCTAGTGGTCCTACTGGTCCTAATGATGCTGGTGCTACTGCTACTGCTGCTGCTTGTGCTGCGGCTAAATGTGCTTGTGCTAACTGTGTTGACGTTGATGCTTGGTTTGTAGGAACATAATCATCAGTACTAAATATAATACGAATTTGATCATTTCTCTGATCATTTACATCATTTTCTCTTAATCTTCTTCGTTGTGCGCTCGTAAATAGATCAAAGCGATTTCTTGTTTCAGAACGAATATAATCTAATAAATCGTTTACAGAACGAAATCTATTTCTATCACCATAAAGAATATCTGGAAAATAATTATGTAAATCATCTAGGAGAGCAATATTATAATATTGTTCATATGATTGATTTAGATCCATTTTACTAATAATATTAAATAAAAATATTATTTAATTTTTTTCAAAAAAATTAAATGGTTTTAAATCAATACATATGTATCGCATAATATGGCTACTGGAACCGGCGGAATAGTTAATGTCGGATTTACATGTTATGCTAATTCAGTAATACAAGCATTTCGTCATTGTTATAAAATATATAGTCTATTTCAAGAAGAAAATTATACTAAAATATTAAAAGATGACTGTAAATATAATGATTTTACAAAGCAATTTGCTAATATAGTTCAAAATCTTGGAAAAATTAACAATAATTCTTCAGTAAGACCAAATGGTTTTTGGAACGAATTTAAAACAGCAACCGAAAATACTTGTTTTGATCATCTTACATCTAGAGAACCTCATGATGCGCATGAATTCTTAATGTTTCTGTTAGATTCTCTACATGAATCATTATCACGAGAAGTAACAATGAATATTACAAAATGTGAACTAATTTCTGAAAAACAGAAATATCAACAAAAATCACTAATTGCTTGGAAAGAACAATTTGAAAAACATTATTCTCCATTTGTTGATTTATTCTTTGGAGAATTTCATATTCAAATTATTTGTCAGAAATGTAAAAATGTATCAGATAAATTTGATACATTTAATACATTAAAAGGGGTATTTAGTTCTGATAATAACATTACAACAATTATTGATTGCTTACAAGCAGATTTAAATGAAGAAATGTTAGATGATTATGCTTGTGATGTCTGTAAATCTAGAACAAAAGCAATTAAAAAAATAAGAATTTGGAAATTGCCAAAAAATCTTATTCTTGTATTAAAAAGATTTACATATGATGGTAAAAAAATTAATACTCCGATTAAACCATTTGATATTTTACACCTAGAATCTCTATTTTCAGAAATTTCTCCTAATAAAAAAAAAAGTAACTATGTTTTACAAAGCACTGTAGATCATCATGGAAGTATTCATGGGGGACATTATACAGCACAAGCAAAACATAAAGAAGAAAATAAATGGTATTTATATGATGATCAAAATGTTAACGCATTAGAGAATCCTTATATTGGTAATTCTACTTATATTCTTTTCCTTGAACATGTATAGAATGTCTCTTTGTACTCGTAATCGTTGGGGCACTGGTAGCAGTAGTAGTTGTGGTGGTTCTTCATCAAAAACAGATGAATCAAAAAAAATGGATGATAAATTAAAACAAATGATGGCAGAACGAGCAAAACAAGATACTAGGTGGTTACCAAATCAAACAGATGCGAATAAACCATCTAAATAAATTAAAATATTTTTTATAGAAATGTTAGGTTTATGTATGATTGTAAAAAATGAAGATCATATTATTGAAAGAGCATTGTTATCTGCTCTTCCACAAATGGACACTTTTTGTATTGTAGATACTGGTTCAACTGATAAAACAAAAGAAATTATTCAAAGAGTGAGTGATACATTAGGAATAAAAGGTTATATATATACTAGACCATGGGTTAATTTTGGACATAATAGAACAGAAGCTTTAGAGCTAGCAAGAAATCATATGTCATGGGCATTTATGTTAGATGCGGATGATGTCTTAGAAGGAATTATTAATAGAGAACTTTTAAAAGAAGATATTGGTGGATATACTATTCAGATTAATGAAGGTTCAATAATTAATAATAGAACTTCACTAACAAATTTAAAATATAATTGGAAATATAAAGGTGCTTTACATGAATACCCCTATAGCACTGAAATAAATAATATACAGTATCTACCAAATACAGTATTTATTAAATCTAAGCGAGAAGGTTCAAGATCAAATGATCCTCAAAAATATTTGAAAGATGCGTTAATATTACAAAAAGAATATGAATTTAATCCAGATTCTAATAAAGGTAGAACTCTTTTTTATTTAGCACAATCATATAGAGATGCTGGATTAAAAGATATGGCAATAAAGTATTATAATTTACGTAGTATATCTGAGGGATGGATTGAAGAAAACTATATTAGTTTTTTAAATTTAATTCGGTTAACAGATTCTATTGATGAGAAACTAGATTATGCTTGGTTAGCTCAAGAAGTTTGCCCAACTAGAAAAGAATGTATTTATGAGATTCTACAATATGCTAGAAAAAAAGATATTTTTCAACAAGAAATTTATGCGTTAGGATATACATTTTTTAATATTGTATCTAATAAAAGTTCATTATTTTTAGAAGAATTTGCTTATGGTTGGAGTTATTTTGATGAATTTGGTCTTCAAGCATTTTATACAAAACACTTTATAGAAGCTTTACAGTCATTTGCTATAGCAAAACAAATATGTCCTGAAGAACATAAAGAAAGAATTCAAAAGAATATTGAGCTTTGTTTACAAAATCTTCCATCTATGCCAGAAAAAAAGGAAGAAGTTTTAGAAGAATTTGATACTGATTTATTGGAGTTTGAAAAACTAGAATTTGATAATAAATTAAAAATAATAGCAACAATGACTACAATTCCTTCCCGAATTGATAAAATTAAAGATACAATACAAACAATCTTAAATCAAACAATACCAATTGAACATTTAGAAATAAATATTCCTTATAAATGTATAAGAACAAATGAAGAATATATTATACCAGAATGGTTAACTAATATGAAAAATGTAAAAATATTTCGCACAGAAGATTATGGTGCTATTACCAAAGTAGCACCAACTTTTATTCGTTATAGAAATAATTCTGAAATATATATATGGTCTGTTGATGATGATTTAATTTATCCAAATAATACTTTAGAATTATATACATATGGATATACTCCATTTTTTAATGAAGCTAGAGGATATTGGTGTTTTAATGATACTTATGTAGAACATGGATGTAACGTTAAATTTTTACAAGGATTTTCATCAATATTATATTCACCAAATATTATAAAAAATGATTTTGAAGAATATTTAACTTTTATTTTAGAAAATAAAGAATGTAAAAATGATGATTTAATGATAGGTAATTATTTAGCAAAACATAATATTTTAAGAAAATTATATAGACCATATACTATTAATTTTTTAGATAGTAACGTATTAAAAGAATATGGAAATACTAAAGATGCTTTAAAAAATATCTATAATTATTATGATGAATATAATAAAGAAACATATAAGTTTTTAAAAGAATATAATATGTATTATTTTAAAGAAGATAGATTAAATGATATCTCTGGGGAAATAATTAATTAAATTTTCTTTTTCTTTATCAAATTCTTCCTTTGTAGTCGCAAATGTTAAATATCCATATTTATCTCTATTATCAAGATATTGATTAATATTTAATTTTCTTAAATTATCACTAAAAATAATATATTCATGTCTATTAGAATTATCATCATATTTAATAAAATATGTACAATATATAACTTTTACATTAATACATCCTAATATTTCTCTATTTAATAATTTTAAATATTTATCATCCATTATCATCTACGTCATAGTGATAATTTGAATAATTATTTGAAGAATTTAACATAGGAGCAACAACTCCTAAACCTTTTACTTGAACCATATGTATTAAAGTATTAGGAAGTATAAAATTATCACAATCTACTACAAAATAATGAGCATTTTTTTTAATAGCATATTGAATAGATTCTTGACGAATTTTTCCTAAAACTCTAAATCTAAAAGAATTCCAATCATGATGTGTATATTTTTTTAATTCTTTATCTATTGAACTAAAATCCCAAAATATAGATTTATATTCATCTTTATATTGTTTTATAAAATTTCTATTGTATTATCATTATTATCATTATTATCATTATTATCATTATTATCATTATTATCATTATTATCATTATTATCATTATTATCATTACTTCTTATATATAATAATATTTTATGTTTAGGATAATTTAAATTATATATACATTTTAAATATAATGGCAATACATATGCTTTATCTTTTGCTAAAATAGCTATTAATATATTATCATCCATTATATTTATTTTAATAAAAATCTTTAACCCCAATAATAATGTAAGGCAGGGCAAATAAACATATTGGTAAATCCTTTTGCTCTTATTGCTAAATGGAAATTTACATGTTCAGCACATACTGGATAATTATATCCAGAATTATTTTTATAAAATATATTATCCATATATATTCCTAAACTACAACCATTATAATGAGTTTGACTAGGTTTTTCAATTTCAAACTTACTATTAAATTCTTTTAGTTCATCAGTAATATCTGCTGAATAAAAGCAATCTTTTATTACTTTTGTGTTATAAATAGCAAGTCCTCCAAAAGCACTTATTACTGGTATTAATGGACCATTGGGTTCATACTTATGTTGTATTTTTGCCATATGAGCATCAGACCAGAAAGTTTCTCCTAGAATTTCTGGTCCATAAGGTAACTGTTCAGAACGAAATTCATATCCATCATAATAATGTCCATTTGACATAACACCATTTGCAAATAAAGCATGGATTTCATTGTTTATATTCATTTGTTGTATTAATCCAGCAATAATATTTACATCTGGTAAAATCTTAATATCTAAATCCATCATTATAACAAAATCTGATTGTTTTTCTTTTATCATTTCTAGCAACTTATTTCTGGCAAAAGATATTTTATGAATTCTACAAGCTTCGTTCTTAAAAGTTCTTGCTGGAAAGGAAAAAAAATATTCTTCTGGGTAGTTTTCAGATTTTATTGAAACAAAATCTAAATAATTTTTTAATCCATATAATAATTCTTTTGTTTTATCTGTACTATTATTTTCATATAAACATACTTCTAGATTAGATATTACTTGTTTAAGACTTAAAATAAATGTAAATATTTGTTGTATATGATTTTCTATATTTCGCACAATTCCTCCTAATATTACTTTCATTAACTTAAATAATAATATATTCTTTAGATTATATGAGTAAAGAGGATGGTTCTAAAGATGCAAAGCAATGCCCATGGTGTGCTCGTTGGTGTTTGAAAGATGCTGCGTGTGATTATATTTTTGCGTGTGGATTAGATACACGAGATGGATTTATAAAAGGTGCTGGGTGTGGTAGAAGTTGGTGTTGGGTTTGTGGAAAAAAATACTGTAGTCAGTACATAGATATTGCTACTGGACAAAAGCTATCTTCTGCTAAAGATAACCATAATCCATTTTGTTGTAAAACAGAGTTAGGATTTAGCGAAGAAACTTATTGTAGTGGAGGACATAATCCTCATTGTGGAAGAAGATGGTAAACATATTATATAATTTTAGCATTTATATGTGTTTTACCTGATACAATTGCTTTAACGACCCTATGACGTCCGTCAATAATTTCATACACTGGTTTCATAATTCCATCTATTTTTCTTCCTCGCCCTTCTTTTCTTAATGTAACAGGTTCTCCTAAAGAATTTATATTATTACTAAGTCTTGTTAAAGGAAATCCTTGTTCTCCTCTTTGTTTTAAATATTTATTTAATACTGTATTTGATGCTCCTAGATTTCTTGAAGCATCTAATATTGGATCTGTCATAAGTATTTGTTGTAAATCAATTGATTCCGTTTTTTGTAATGTTCCTCCTTTTACACCAAAGAATTTTTTTGTTTTATTAACAGATTTTATTCGCTTTTTTATATTTTCTTTTGACCCTGTAAGAGTATGAATTATAAATGGATTTTTTGTTGTTATATTATGTTTCTTTTTACTAACTGAAAATTTTATTCCTCCTCCTTTTCTATTCATCTATTTTAAACAAACATTCTTTGATAAGAAACATCTTCATCTTCTTTCTTCTTTAAGAATAATTGTATATGTTCTTTTTTAAGAATAAATGGAAGAGTAAAATTAGGTATATGGAAAGGCATATCTTTTGAATTAAATAATCTTAGCATATTAATCTTTTGAACAATTTGTTCAATACATCTTTTAAATTCACGCACACCTGGCTCTTCTTTTGCGTAAGTTTCAAGAATGTATTGAATAATTTCTTTTGTAAAACTTACCTTTTCATTTAAATACACTTCATTTAGAGCGTTCGGAATTAAGAATTTTTCTGCGATGGTAACCTTTTCAGAAACCTTATATCCTTTGAGTTTAATTACAACCATGCGATCAAGTAATATTCTATCAATCTTATTAATATCATTACCGCTAAATACAAACATTACTTTTGATAAATCAATAGGGATACCAGATAAATATTTATCTTCAAAATCAGAATTTTGGACAGAATCTGTTAAATGAATTAATAAATTTTGAACTTCTTCCCCTTTAGGAGTTTGTGAAATTTTATCTAATTCATCAAATAATAATACCATTGACATACTTTTTGCCGCTACTAATGAATTTACAATTTTACCACAATGACTTCCTTCATACACAAGTTGATGACCAGTGTATGTTGTAGCATCACTATCTCCACCAAGACTAATAAATTGGAAAGGCCAATCTAGAGAACGTGCTATACCATTTTTAATAAGGCTAGTATTATGAGTTACTGTAAAATCACCTATTAGATAACGATGGTTACCATCTAATGTAAACCCATAATAGTCATCATATCCAGATTCTTTTACAGTAATACCAGATACAAGAACATCTTTAATTTGTTCTCTTATTTGTGCTTTCTTACGTTCTATTTTAACAGGGATTGTATCGATATTACCTGAAATATGAATACTAAAACATTTACTATATTTTTTTTCTCCTTTATAAGTCCATGATGTTTCTTTTTCTCTTGAATATGCAGCAAACCCTAATGAACGAGATAAGTATAATATATCATCTCTCAATTGTTTAATAATTGTAGAAATTTGATATGTTTTAGAATAGTAAGATCCATCACTATCAATTAATCCAGCAAGAACTTGTAAACGTACCTTACGACTATTTATTTTATAAATATCAGGTATATGTTTATTATTTATCATATTATATTTTTTTAATGTCATTAATAATATGTTATCTTTTTTACCAGATGTAATTGCCCTTATATAATAATCATATTTACTTTTATAACTAAGCATTAAATTAGATTCTGGTAATGCATTTCTTAAATATAATAATACTGCTGAATCTTGATTTGATATCATAGAATTACGTGACGATCCATCGCCTAACCAAAGACCTATTATGTATGGGTCAAAATCTGGATTAATATGAGGAAATTCAACACTTGTGCGATATGTTTTTAAACGTTTCTTAATATTAGATGGCATATTTAAATAATCTTTAACACTAATTTCAAGAATATTATCATAATTTATTGTTGTAATATATTTATCTGCTTCTTCTTTTGTATGAAATGTTTTATATTTAAATTTATTTATTTTACCTATATATTCTTTTACTTTATATGCATTTTCATTTACTTTTTCAATCATTAGATTACCACTATATTTTAAACATAATATATGTTCTGAATTAACTCTATATGTATCCCCTTTTACTGGAATAATATCATACATAGTATCTTTACCACGCCCAAGTGATAATACTTTTCTCGGGGCAGAATCATCTCCCATAATTTCATCCCCTACAAGGATATCTTGAACAAGTTTAATAGAACCATTTGCCATAAGAATAGGTGTATCTTTAGCATGACATTTGCCAATACCTGGCTCACCCACTAGTAATAATGATAAGCCTCGTGAATTAGGATTTGTTAATTTAGTAGCAATAAACTGAAGAATTTGTAACTTTGCTTCTTCTTGTCCATATATAGCATCTGCTAAACATTTCTGTGCTCGCATCATAAAGTTGCTGCATACTTCTGGACCATCTTCAATTGTTGCTGGTAATTGTTTATAAATACCAATAGGTAAACTTGTTAATTTCTCTAGCCATGAACGCAACTTATAATATTCACTTGTGGATGGTTCCATGTTTTGAAGATTATTATACTTTGAAAGAACCATTGTTTGTATTTCTGGTGAAAGATTCATTGTTAAAATTTTAAAGATTAATGATTGTTCAGAAGTATTTGTTTTTCGCTCTAATGCTTCAATCATTTGTTTTTGTTTACTTAATTCTAGACTTTTGAAATGATCAATTTGATCATCAATTGTATTATGTTCTGGTGTTTTTGTTATAAGTTTAACAAAATTTTTAACATATACTGATTCCTTTTTCATATTATGTCTTTTTGGTATCATTCTTGTCATATTTTGATCCATTCCAATACTAATACTGATGCCAGGCATTTTTGCTTCATCTTCAATTTCCATATTAGATTCGTCAGCATCTTCGTCATCGTCTGTATCTTCATCTGTGTCTTCATATGTTTCTGTAGTTTCATCTTCAGATTCTGATTCTGATTCAATATATTTTTTAATCTTCTTATTTGCTTCTATAGCAGCCTTTCTTTTGGATCTTTTTAATACTTCTTCATCTTCAGATATTTCTTCTTCTGAATCATAATCGTAATCAATTAGATCACGAATATTTCCATAACTATCAACACTATCATCATCGTCGTTATTATTAGGAATTGATTTCTTTGGAGCCATTTTTTTGTTTCGGGAAGATTCATTTTTCACAATTCGGTTTTTAGAATTCATCCTACTCCCTAAAATGAATTTACCTTTAATAGAAAATATTGATTTTTATAATATAATATTATAATATCAATATTAAAAGTGGATATAATTTAATTTTTTGTATTTAACGACGATTGCTTCTGTTGCTTCTGTTGCGTCTGCTGCTTCTACGCATTGTAGCATTACGCTTATTCTTACGACCACGGGTAATATTAGTAATTGCACGATTTGTTGCTGTTGCGTATGTTTGGCCTACCTTGCCAACAGTGCCTACTACATTACCAGCAACCTTTCCTACAGCACGCCCAACCGTGCGGGCAGAATTACCAGTTGCCTGAAATGCTCTGCGAAAAGGTGAATATAAGCGAGAAACTAAAGATAATGAACGAGATTTACGTGCCATTCTATTATATTATAAGTTTTTTACGCTGGTGCTGGAGCTGGGGAAAGAGCCGGAAGAGGTGATGGGACAAATGGAGTGCCAGTTATAGACATGTATAGACCTTTAGTAGTAGATGTCCCAATAAACGCATTATTTATGCTATTTACAGCATCTTGTAAAGTTCCCGCAGCTTGTTGTTGTAGTGATACAGCGGATTGAGCAGAAGTAGCAGCGGTTTGAGCAGAAATAGCTGCTGCGTTTAATATATTTAAGGTATCACCGTAGGTTTGTAAACTAGAAATTAAAGATATTTCATCTAAATTCGGTAAATTGCTTGCTATTTGGCATGCATTACTGGGTGCGGGGGCCGGAGCTCCACCTCTTTGATTAAACATTGAGTTGTATGTAAATGGATTCCCAGCAGTTTGAGTTATGTATGTCGGATTATAATTTGTTTGATTTTTTTTCTGCCCTCCTTTCTTTACTTTTCTTGTTTTTGACTTACGTGCCATCTACTTATTGTAGATAATCATTAATATTTAATATTAAAAATCTTGATTTATTTGAAATACTTGTGTATAAATCTTTATTCTGTTGAATCATATCAATTGGTTCCTTTACAATTGAAAGTAACATTTTACGAATTTCAACAAAAAAAGGATCTTGTTTTCCTTTTAACACTTTTGCAATTCTTAATAGACAATCAATATATTCTTCATTTAAACTATTTCTATTTGGAAGTTTACCTTGTATTAAGATCTGTTTGAAAATAATTTCAAAAATATTTACAATTTTGTCGGTTGATAAAATATGTAATAATGTTAACTCTGATATAAATTGACTATACCCTAAACGATATTTTTTTTCAATGTTTTTTGATACAAAACTATTATAATCAACTGATGATACATCATCATCATTATGAAAAATATTCATATAATTTTCATGAAGTTTGTTCATTTCATTAAGAACGATTGGATATTTTGCCGAAGCCTCGCCTAATAGTTTTGCGTATAAAGGACAAAAGATTTCTTCACTTGTTGCTTTTTTAAATACAAGTTTAACAAAATCTTTTACAAATTCTTCAGCCTCCTTTAGTGTAGTAGTATCCTTTAAATCATTACTAGATCCTAATACTTGATATAAAAAATCACGAATATCATTATATGTTGAATCACTAAATTTGTTTAATTTAGATAATATAATTGTATTAAGAATCTTATCTTCAACTTGAGATTCATTATTTTTATATTTACTTACATATTTTACACTATTACGGGTAGAATTTTCTGACCAATTTGGCAATTGTGAATAATTTTTAATACTTCCAGATTCATAGCGTGATCTAGACTCTATTTCACGACGTTTCTGGGCGGGATGTTTTAATGGAGTTTTATCTAAAGTTCTCCAACTGGGGACATATTGAGAATCAAGTAATCCAGATAAATTCTGAACCTTTTGAATAATATTCTCTGGAGGTCTATTAACACTAGCCTCCAGAGAAAGTAACTCACTCAAACATCCCTTTTTCATCATTCCTAATACATGTGTCATTTTGATTTAGGGAATTTTTACCTATTTATACAATGTTCTTGCGGTTTAAATCCTATTGTCTATTTTATTCTTAAAATTAGATGTTAGTAGATTCGGGATTAGAAAATATTTCTAATATACTTGATTTGAAATGTAAATTCTCAAAAAAGATTATTGAAAATTTAATTAAAAAACAATCTAATTTCCCAAATATAAATGAAATAATAAAGAATCAAACAATTATACAATCTTTAAAAGATAAAATATTAGATTTTAATGAGTATTATAAGCATGAAAAAATGTTGGAATTCTTTTTTTCTTCAGATGAAAATAGTCTTAAAGAAGATACATTAGGACAACTTATATTTCAACATGATGATTTAAAAATATTTAATTCAATCCCATTTTTATTATTATTTTTATCACAATTTAAAATCTTTTTTATTCCTCTTCTTTCTGTTGCGATGCCAATATTAGCATATTTTCTTCCATATTTACTTGTGAAATATGTATGGAGAATGCCTATGAGTTTTTCAATGTATCAAAATATTATGGGAAAAATGTGGTCATTTTCTTTTGAATCTCCTCAAAAAATTCTTCAAAATGTTTTTACAATATTTACATTTTTACAATCTATGTATCAGCCTATACAAAATGGGCTTCATTTATATACTATTGATTCTACTATTAAAACTCTTGGAGTATCCATATATAAATACTTTGATATTGTAAAGAATTTTAAAGAATTATTAAATGGTATTTATACTATTTCTAATCATTATGATTTTGAGAAATATGATATTCGCAGAAATTTCATATTTATCTATGAAAATCCAAATTATTTAAAAATTATATCTTCTCAAATTGCCAAATTAGAAATTCTTTATAAGATTTCTAAAAATCCTATATTCAAACAAGTAACGTTATATTCTAGCGTAATTCCTTATTTTAAAGGAAAACAAATATATGATATTAATTTATCAAAACCAGTAGCATCAGATTTTGATATTAATGAAACAAATAATCATTATCTATTAACTGGTCCAAATGGCGGTGGAAAATCTTCATTCTTACGTGCTGTGCTACAAACAATATTATTTGGTCAAACATTTGGTTATGCTTTAGGTGAATCTATTGAATTAAGTCCTTTTGATTATATATTATCTGGTCTTCATATCCAAGATATACCCGGTAAGAAATCCCTATTTGAAAAAGAAATATGCTTTGCTCGTGATGTATTATATTGTAATAATCCAGATTTTAAAGGGTTAGTATTATTTGATGAGATATTTCATTCAACGAATCCAAATGATTCTATACGCAGTTCAAATAGATTCTTAAATACTCTATGGTCTTATAAACATATGTCTAGTATAATAAGTTCTCATGTATTTGAAATAATAGAACAATCTCCAGAATTTGTGAAAAAGATTTGTGTTCCAGCATTGGTTGAAAATGAAAAATTAGTATATACTTATAAAGTTGAAAATGGAGTGTGTAAAGAAAGTAGTGTTAATGAAATTTGGACTAAAGTATTTTCTGCGGATTAATAATATACAATAGTTATATACATCTAAAAGAATGTTAAGTGAATCACTCACGATTGGTCTATTATTAACACTAGTATTTGGTGCTTTATTTTTCTATGTATATTCTCGTGTAACATATTCTGAGAAACGAATTGGATTAATGGAAAAATTATTATTAAATCTCAAAATGGAACAAGAAGAAAAACCAATTCATATTCTTCCCCGAATTTCTCCTCAAATGACATTTCATCAATTATCTGAAAATACCTCATCTCAAATATCTGAACCCTTTGTCTCTTCTGAACCATCTGTTCTCCCCCCTCGCCCTTCTTTTACTGAACCATCTGTTCTCCCCCCGCGCCCTTCTTTTACTGAACCCTTTGTCTCTTCTGACAATTCTGAAGAAGATATGTATAAAAATGTATTAGAAGAAGCCCACGAAATTGAAGATAATTCTCTACCTAAGATTGAAATAAATTATGAAGCAATGACAAAAGATGAACTTATAGAAGCAGCAAAGACAAAAGGTATTCGTGTAGGAAATAGACCCGGTCGTGAGAAACTTTTACAATTATTAAAAAAGTCAGAAGATATGAAAACATCTACATTGGAAGGAAACGCATTGAGTGCTGTAGCGGAAGTTGAAATATAATTATAGTATAGGATGGATTCTAAGCATTATAGAAAAGTGTCAGATCCCAATTATTATGTAGATTTTAAAAATGTTAAAGTAAATCTAAAGAATACTGCTCCAGATAATCGTTATAATGGATGGCCTGCTATAATGGCAGATGGTAGATTGGCTACAGATTACAATGATCATTGTAGTAAAAATGTCCCCGTTGGTAATCAATATCCCACAACACAATGGCTTCAACATAATGCTGAAAAGATTATTGATTATTCTCGTAAACATCAATTTCCTATTACAAAAAATCTTGATGTTAGTGTAATTCCTCCTCCCGCACAAATTCTTAAAACATCAAAATATGATTGCCATTTAGAAGCAACAAATCAAAATCTGGGGATTGGTGTTGAGCGTGATAATAATGTAACTCCCGATTTATTTGGAACTTTTTCTCAAGTTTCTTATGAGCAAAAACCTAAAAATTCTATGGTAACAAACTATTATGAAGGTGGGAGAAATACTCCTAGAGGGACTTATAGTAATTTAACTTCGGTTTATAACTTAAACCAAAGAAACGATTATCATTAGAAAGAATAATGTCTAATATTATTTGTTGTTTTGATATTGCTATAAAAAATTTAGCATATTGTGTTTATGATTCTGATAAGAAAAAGATCTTTGATTGGCAGAATTATAGTTTGCTAGAAGATGGTAATGTAAGTGATATTAAAGAACAATATAAATGTGTTGTATGTAATAAAAATGCTTTATATACTTTTGGTGAAAAATATTATTGTAAAAAACATTGTTTAAAACCTATTTTTAAAGATTTATCTGGGAATGTTTTGAAAAAAATGCCAAATGTTTCTGTGCTAAAAGAAATGTTAAAAGTGAAAAAGGCAACAAAGGAAGAACTATATAAACAAGTAAAAGAAACATATGCGTTACCAATAGTAAAAAAGAAAGCAATTAAAAAGGCATTTAATATTGAAGCACTTCATGATTCTATACGAAAATTTGTAATAGATCATAAAGAAACTTTAGGAAAAGCATCAGTAATAGGTCTAGAAAATCAACCAGTGCTCAAAAATCCCGTTATGAAAACTGTTCAGATGTTTTTATATGCTACATTGCGTGATATTTTAACTCCTATTCCTAAAATGAAACTAATTCATGCTGGTAAGAAAGTTCATGATGTAGAAATTGGTGATGAAGGGTATAATGATAGAAAGAAGGCATCAATTGAACGAGCCAAGGAATTCTTAAAAACCCATGTTCAAGAACAAAAATTTCATGAATTATTTCATAACGCATCTAAAAAGGATGATTTAGCTGATGCTTTACTCATGTGTATGGATTATATATATTTTAGAACTTAAATAAAAAACAATATTACCCATATAATGAAATATTGTTTTTATGTAATTTTTCACAAGATTCTTTATGAAGAATGTTATGAAAAAGTTTCTAAAGAAAATTTAAAATTTATTGGAGTGAATTCTAAAATAAAGAAAACAATTCCAGAATCTTTAAAACCACAAGTAATTCTGGAACGAGAATTGCCATATTATAATCCTTTATGGCAGCATTCTAATTTCTGTGAAGATAGTGTATTTCTTCATGTAATAAAAAATCATCAATGGTTACTTGATATATATGATTATATTGGATTTTTTCAATATGATATGATAATGAATCAAACACTTATAGATTGTTTTGAAAATAATATAGATCCTAAGAATGTATTTTATATTTATAAAGAAAACTCATTTCGTCATTTGAATCAAACAATTGGTTTAGAAGGATGGAATATTATTTTAAAAATTTATAATATAGTTTATAAAAAAGATTTTAAAATGGAAACAATTATATTAAATGATATACCATTATATCATACATTTATTTTTCATAAAGATATATTTATAAAAATGATGAATTTTTTTGAAATATGTATTCCTCAAATGTTTGAAATGTTAGGATGTGAAACAAAACATTTACCTTATCATTTTGAGCGTTGTCACGGGATTTTCTTACTTTTAGAACATATTCAAGGAAATATAAATTTTATTAAGATGTCCGGTGTAATTCACAATGATAGTTTAAAGGATGGATGGCAAACGGAGGTTTAAATGCGTAAAACAACTATATAAAAAGAAAGTAATCAATTCAAGAATGAGTGTTACACTTCGAGATATGGAAAAGGAAATCCGTGTAATGAATGGCGGCAATGATATCTCTTTAACGAATGATATTGGAAATGTAATTGAATTAAATGATATTAATGATACTCTTGGTCTTAATATGCTTACTAATACAAATATCCCTCCGATGCCAAAATCTAGTAGTAATTTTGGAGGTGGTATTTCAGAAGTAGAAATTAGTAATTTAGATTCTGGACCAACTTTATCGTTTAGCGATAATATGAATGTTCCTCCTTTTGCTGCAGAAATCAGACATGAGGAGCCACCATCATCTTATTCTTTTAATAATCAAACATCTTCTTCACCAAATATTCATTTAGATCCTGCGCCAAGTCGTGCATTTAATGAAAATGAAAAGAAAGAAAAGGTTGAATATTTAAATAAACTCCAGCGGCTAGAAAAGAAAGGATTTGAAACATCTCGTCGTTTCACAATGGATAACTCTCTAGAAGAAATTCGGGATGAATTTAATAGATTAGTTGATGCTCGTAATTTAGAAGCAAGTTTACGTTTTCAGCGTCAAGCACTAATGGGTATTGTAACTGGTTTACAATGGGCAAATGGAAAGTTTGACCCTTTTGATTTAAAACTAGATGGATGGTCTGAATCTGTTCATGAGAATGTAGAAGATTTTGATGAAATGTTTGAGGAGTTATATGATAAATACAAGGAACGTGGTAAGATGCCTCCCGAAGCTCGTATAATGATTGCTCTTGCTGGTAGTGGTTTTATGTGTCATGTAAGTAATACATTCCTACGTTCTCGTATGCCAAATGTAGATGATGTATTACGTAATAATCCTGACTTGGCAAGACAAGTGGCGGGTGCTGCTGCTTCTCAAGCGGGTCCTGGCTTTGGTAATTTCATGAATATGGCAATGAATTCTGGAAGAGGTCCTACTGCTCCACAAGCTCCAGTATTCAACGCACCACCCAATATGCCAAATGTTCCTCAAAATGTAGCAGCATCTTCTGAACCTCCCAGTAATCAGATGCGTCGTGAAATGAAGGGTCCTACCGGAGTAGATGATATTTTAAAGACATTTGAGGAAGCCAGACAAAATGATGTATATATGATGCCAGAATCTGTATCATCTGTAAGCCAACCAGCTGTAATGGCTGTTTCTGAATTACAGAGTTTACATTCTGAAGAAATGATGTCGCAAGCAGAATCAACACGCACTGGACGAGGAGGGGGAAGAAGAAAGAGAACGGCTATAGGAAATAGTGTTTCATTAGCTGTATAAAATTGATTAATAATTGAATATCAATTATTGATGGAAATATTTTAGATGCTACTGAAGAATATATATTACAACAATGTTGTTGCACTGCTATTAAACCACATGGATTATCTGAAACTATTGCACTAGTTTGGAAAGATGCTAATGTATATGCTCTTCGTAAAGGAATTGGTAAGCGAAATATGGCTGTTCCTGAAGATAGACCAGAACCTGGAACAATTCAGATAGTAGGTAAAAGAAAAATTATATGTGCTTTTGCTCAAGTAGCAATGGGTAAGCCTGGTATGTATGATTCATGTGGTAAACCTGATACTCTAGAAGATAGATAGAGTGTCTAAATAAAGTATCTAAATTAAATCCAAAATCAATAGCATTGCCTTATAAAATTGGATGTGGATTAGCTGGAGGAAATTGGGATAAATATTATAATATATTAAATATATGGGCAAATAATAATCCAAATATTAAAATTGTTATTTATAAACTTTAAAATCGTGCCATCATATTTGAATAAGTATTTGTAATTTGTGTTTGAATATTTTGGGCAATAGGTATTTTAATTTCTTCTTCTTTTCTTGTACGTTCAATCTTATCAGTTAATCGCCGATGAATTTCAGATTCTTCTGGTGTTAATCCAGTATAAATAGGAGCAGTTTTAACTGGTTCTATTTTTTCTTCTTCCTTTACTTTTGGCAAGGATGGTTTAAATAAATATAATGAACTTTGGTCGTTTAACAAATAATATACTACTAAAATAAAAATAATTGACATAAATAATGAAGATATAATATTACGAGTACCAATAAAGAAAACAACAAAGATTAATGCTTTACGAAACCAATCATTTTGAAAGAATTTATCTTGTTCGGGAGTTAACCCAGTTGCCAAATGACGACCACCTAAATTAAGTAGTAACATCATTGAACCTATAAAATAAGGATTTGAGTTAAATGATGTTATTGTATCTTCAATTGGATTATTTGTATTATTTCCTATTGCCTGAGGAAAAGGAAATGCCATCTATTATATTTCTTTATAAAGTAAAAGTTGCATATCCATAAAATAAAAGAATATAGCAAAACCCATCATAATAGATAAACTCATAGACCATAAACTACCAATAACAAAAGTTGATAATAATATAAGTCTCCATAAAGGATACACATATAGTAATACAAGTTTATGAGGATAATGAGTATCAATCTTGAAACCTTCAATCACATTCCATATAAAAAAGAATAATGTAAATGTTATTTTTCCAATGAAATCATAATCCATTGTCTTTCCTATTATGAGCCTTGAATTGCTTCTGTTTTTACTTTTTCTGTTTCCATGAATTCCGGATCTTCACCTAAGACTCGCTCATCAAACCAACGTTGTTCTTTCTTTGCTACAATACGTAAATCTTCAAATGATTCATTATCTTTCATACCGGGAGTAAAACTAAGATATAATATAGCAAAGATAGCAAAAAGCATACCATGAACAAATGAAATATATGTTAATGCGATCATTAATCCAAATAATACTATACGAAGCAATACGTTATTTCCGTAGTATTTATATTTATCTGGTATTTCTTTAACATAGATGATGCTTACAAATAAGATAATATAAGAAACAATGTGAATAGGGTTTTCAAACTTTTTATATAATTCTAAAAAGTGTTTATCATATCCTCTCATCTTCTGATTTTCTTGTAGATAAGAAATCTTCATTTTTCACAGGGAAATGGACTATTGTCTTTTAGAAGATGCTTTCAAAACAGATTCAATTCAAGGATCTACAGAAAAAGCCCAAAAACATGAAAGGAAAAAGATAAAACGAACAAAAGAATGTTTTAATAAAGAGTTGGATCCACAATTTAATCCAGAAGCAACGGATCGTCCGGCACTCGCTGCCAAAGAATACAAAGAAGCATTTCAAAATGTTTCAGCTAAACTTCCAGATATACCTAATTCTCTTAATAAAAAGCCATTACCCTCATATTTTTTGGATAATAGTGATGATGATTTACCCAATGTAGAAGGCTTTATAAATAATTTTAGTGCCGTAGAAGAAAAAGGTTTTGAAAAAGCTGGTGGTAGTATACTACCTATTCCATCAGTAAAGGACGTTTGGAAACCTCTTACACCCGCAACAAGTAATACATCTTTTTTTGATAGTTTGCCAACCCCGGGTGGAACATATAGTAAAGTGAAATCAGAACCCCGTGATATAACACAAGATAGAAAATCATCATTACAAGAAAAGATTGATGAGTTAATGAAACGTTTAGATATGCTTGAGAAAAATCAAACTATAAAAACAACAAATCAACAAGAAGTCATTGCTTTTGTAGGAACAGGTATTTTTCTTATTTTCGCATTAAATTTATTAAAGAAATAAATTTATTTTTTTCTCATTGGATTAGTATCTGAAAAATTAGAATTATTTGTTATTTGTGTATTTGATTTTCCAAATAATTCTTTTTTTGCTTTTTTAGCTTTTCTAGTAGGTCTTGATACACGCCTCCTATTATCTTTAGTATCATTAGCCTTGGAACGAAATATTGTTTTCACACCATCTCTAATATAATTTAATGATGCTTTACTTTTAGCAGATGATTCAATGTTTCTAGCAATATTATATTGCGATTGTTTAGTCTCTTGAGCCAAAAGAACATTTGGATTAAGAGCTTTAATTATTTTTCTTGTTAAATCTTTATCAGCCATCTATTTACTATTAATCTAATGCGGCAACTCGTAGAGCAGCATTTAATTCACCAGTTAATCTTTCTCGTCTATCTTCTAATAATTCTATAATTTGAGCATTCTTTTGTTTAGCATTCGCTGGTGCTTTTTTAAAACTTCCTTTCAATTTATCAATTTGTAAATCTAATGTTTCAATACTATTTTTTACTTCTTTCGTTGTTTTATTCAATGAAGTATTAAAATTTGCTTGAGGAGAATATTCAGCATTCATTTCTGCGTGGAAACTATTTACATATTCTTCAATTTGCTGAGGTGTTTGTCCATATATTTTATAATATTTATAAGCATCCCCAACTTGAGCAGTAAAATATGCCACTAATAATCCAGATTCTGTATCAAGTTTTGGAGGCCAAGATATTACATATGGATCTAATTCTAGAGATTCTGCTTTATATTCTTTTGGTGATATTTCAATAGCTTTGCCAGGTAATTTAATTCCTCTAGTATTATTTGCTGAAATTGAACTTATGCTTGCTGGCAAGCCGGGCATTGATCGTCTAGATGTTGCCTTTTTCACTTTTATTGGCCTACCATTTGCATCTAATACTGGATTGCCATCAGCATCTAATAATGTACCATTTGATGCTACACTACTATCTTCTGGTATGTTATTAGGCGATATAGTAGGTCCTTCATTAGTAGGTCCTTCATTTGTAGGTCCTTCATTAGTAGGTCCTCCATTAGTAGGTCCTTCATTAGTAGGGCCATAGCCAGTATTAGTAGGACCATAGCCAGTATTAGTAGGACCAGTATTAGTAGGGCCATAGCCAGTATTAGTAGGACCAGTATTAGTAGGACCTCCATTACCAGGACCAGTACTAGTGGGAATCATTCCTTGAATTGAAGAAGCAGCTCCTAAAATCCCTTGACCAGAATTTGATTTTGCTGCTGCTGCTGCCGCTGCTCTTTGTTCTTTATTATGTCTTTCATTCATTTTATTAACTTCATTTTGGTGCTTATTATTTAGTTTATTAGTTTCATTCTGATGTTTTTTATTTAAAGCAGCATTTTCTCTATCATGTTTTTTTTGTAAAGCAGCTTTTTCTTGTGGTGTTTTTGCCTTTGCCATTTCATTAGCATGTTTTTTATTTAAATTATCTTTTTCATTCTGATGTTTATTACTTAAATTATTTTTTTCATTCTGATGTTGATTTTTCAAATCAGCCCTTTCATTATTATGTTGTTGCGTCATAGGATCTCTATGTTGCTGAGGTTTTTGAGGTTTTCCAGTAGTAGTAGGTTTTCTAGTAGTAGTAGGTTTTCTAGCAGTAGGTTTTACAGTAGTAGGTTTCCTAGTAGTAGGTTTTCTAGCAGTAGGTTTTCTAGCAGTAGGTTTTCTAGTAGTAGGTTTACTTCTTGCTTTTCCACCAATCTTTAATTTTCTTGTGCCGTTAAGCATTTTTACCTATTTAGTCTTTTTTTAATATATTATACGATTGCATTTTTTACCGCATCAATAAGTTCTTCATTTGATAATTCATAGTTTACATATTTTTTATCAATATCTACAGTTTTTTCTTCATCAGAACCATTTTCTTTATAATTAATTCTTAACTTATTTCCAGCCGTATCTAGAGCACTACTTAGAATTGTAAATCCAGTATCTTTAGATTCCTTTTTTTCTTTTTCTACTAAATGATGGTTATAAAGTTGAGAAAGATAATTCTTAAAAACACTACATTCTTTTCTTGTTAGCAATGAAATATCATTATAACATTTAAAATAAGATAAATAAAATAAGAATTTTGGCACATCAAAATTTTCAATATTATCTAGATGTAAATCTTCAATCAGTTTCATTTCATCTTTTGTAAATTTATGTTTACTCCATTGTTGAACTATAATATCATTATCATGTAATGGAATACGAATTCTATATAATTTACCTTCAATATCAATATTAATTGTTTTAAAATCTTCTTCTACTAATGTTATTACTGCTATATTATCATATAGTGAAAAATTATAGTTTTGTAAAGATTCTGTGGGATCCGAATCATCACCATAGATAATATCAAATGTTGATATAGCGGTATCTTTCTTTCCTCTATATTTCATCGCTGTAATATTTTGTTCAATAATTGAATCAAATTCTGTTGGCATTAAATCATTATCTTGAGGCAAGGGTAATACATCTTTAGTTGTAATTAGAATACCATTTTCTTTAGGATATAATAATTTATATGGATTATTTACAACAAAGTATGAATTATAATTAGATACTTTCATTTTATAATATAAAAACTGAAGAGGTTGATTTGTATCTATAGGAAACGATTGTAAACTTACAACAATAATATTTCTAGAAATAACAAAATCAATATCCATATAATTATTTTGGATTAAATATTGAATTTGACTAAAAAAACGATATTCTGGTTTATCATTATGTAAAGGAGGTAATACAATAATCTTTTTTGTATTTAATGGAATAATTTTAATTTGAACAATATTATTAGAATTTGTGCTATTTAGAGCACTTGTTTCAATAATAGAACGATTATGTACATAATGAAGAACTTTATTTTTATCATCTTGAGTTTGTAAAATATCTTTAAATTTTTTAATAAGAGTATTAAGTTTTGTTCCGGTTTTTAAATTTGTTATAAAATCATTGAATTGTTGAATATCAACACTATCATAATTTCTTATAATTTGAATATCGGGTAACGTATCATCACTACTACCACCACCAACAACTTTTTGTATAGATACATCAATTCCACCTTCTAATAGACTTGATGTTTCATTATAACCATTTGGTGCTTCCCCTCCGCCTTCCCCTCCCCCGCCCCCGCCCCTTTCCCCTCCGCCACCCATAACTTTTATAATGGAACTATCTGTTCCGCCATTTAACATACTTTGTTCTGGATTATAATTTGATGGTGGGGTATCCATTATGTCCTATATATAAAAGTGGTTTAAAATGGTGTTAATACGAGTTTTAGAAATGGCTAACACAGAAGAAGTATATATTACTCCAGATCCTCAGACAAGAAAACGTAAAATATTTTGTAAGCAAGAATTAATTATACAAAGTCTCCAACAATTCTATATGAATCGTAGTGATTTGAAAGAGATTCTTGAGGTGCTAGAAGGAGATACAGATATGAGTCTAAGACTTATTGATTGGTTTGTTACAAATTATGCCCGTTTTCATAATACATCATATATATTCAAAGGACATGAATTTTTTGTATATTTAGATTATAAGAATCAATTAAAAGCATATAGTAAAAAACTCTTTGATCCATTTTGTAGGCGTGAAAGAATTATTATTCAACTTGGTAATGAACCTCAATTTATGACAACAGTAGGAAAGTTAAATTTTTTTCGTTGGGCAATTGAAAAGGGAGTAATAGATTATATTAAATTACATATGAAAAGTATTGAAAAAGAAATGAATGAATCAGCACGTGAACTTCAAAAAATTCGTAAAGAAACAGAAAAAGTTAAATCTACAAATACTGTTAAATCTACAAATGCTGTCCAACGTCGTCTTACACGTAGAAAAGTTAATGTTTCTGAAAATGTTTCAACGAAACAAATGCAAAAACATTTTAGTCCAATAGAAATAAGTTTTGATTAAGATATATTAGATTGGCCAGCAGTTGCTATTTCATATCGTAAATATGTAGTCATTTCATCATCATCAATTAATTCTTCTCTTAACCATCTATTTTGAAATTGTCTTCGTAGCATATGTTGTGACTCATCAACGCCACGACTAGTACCTTTATCTTCATATACCGCAGAACGTAGTTCTCGCACAGCATTTCGTGGATCAGATATAGGATCATATCTATCAAAATAAGGATTATATTGTAAATCGGGACCTCCAGCGACATATGGTTGTGCTTGTTTATAATCACGAGTATCCGTTCGTGTATTTATAGGCATCATATCATAATAAGAGATATTTGCTATTTTATAACTAGGAGGAGCATATCCTTTAATAAGATCAATTGAGTCTGGTATTGACTGAACTGATTTTACTAATTGAGGAATATTATCTGTTAGATAGGGAGTATCAGTTTCCCATTGTTCAACATGACGGGCATTTATAGAATCGTGTGTAGAATTTTCAATACGAGTTCTAAGTTGGAATTCTTTTGGAGGAATTCTTACTTTGCCAGCATAAGGAAATGTTGGATCCATCTATAAAGATAGAAGGTATGTTTTTAATACCATTTCTCTATAAAAAAATAGATGATATTCAAAAGTTTTTAATATTCTTAGATAAAGGAACTGAATTTATTGAAATAGATGAATCTATGATAAATGAATTTTGTGAAATAAATGAAATATATTTTGATAATAAAATTATAAAAGGACAATATTGCTATCTTAACATTTCATCAAAAACAGATCTAAAAAACTTCTATACTTATACAGAAAATTCAGATGCAGAATGTTGGAGAAGATTCATATTGTTTGATAATGATGTTCTTCATATAAATTCTACAAATCCAGAATTTATTCAATCTATATTAAAGAATATTATAGAAATCCGCTTTAAGACTTCATACTAATATTATATATAATGAATAGAAATAGAACAGTAAGAAAACATCATGATTTAAGCGGTTCAACAATATTCAAGGATTATTCATTAAATGAAGGACTTCAAGAACTTTTAAAGAAGGAATCTGAAGTTGCTTTTAAAAAGCCATGGCATCGTTTAGAACGAGGAATGCGATTAAATAGACTTCGTCTTTTTGCGGAATCTATGAAAGATAGTAAAGGTCTCCAAGAAGCAGAATTACTTTCATTACTAACATTACTAACCCGCTCTCTTGATAGAAAAGTTCTTAACTCTAAGAATTCTGTTGTATATGATATTGAAACAGAACGTATTCTTGAAATTAAGAATCTTGTAATGCATCAAAAGGCCGATGGAAGTTATATATATCAAATGTTAGATAAACCTATTCGTAATACGGTAACAATGCGTAATAAGAAGAATGTTATATCTCTAGAACCAACTGTTCCTCAGCCTTCAAGCAATACCACATAAAAATATATCTATGTATATAATTAGTAAAATTGAATAACAAAAATGTTACAATCTCATAGTAATATATTTGTTATTTTAGCCGACATGGCTCGTCTTATAGAAGAGCAAACCCCATATCCTTCCAATGATAAAAACATTTTATTATGGCAGAATAATTATCATACTTCATTGAAACAGCTATTAAAAGATATGGAATTAGAAGAAAAAACAGTTGATATTACAAAGAATTTTGAAGGATTGTTATATAAAATGTTTGACAAATTTTATAAATATGCTACTATTAATACTCCAAAAGTATATATTGATGCTATAATAAAACATATTATGGAAGAACGGCATCAAGTAGAACAGCGTTCAGCGCAATGGTATGAAGAATTTGGAGTAATGCTAACAGCAAGTGAGTTTCATAAATTATTTGATAGTGAAAGAACACGTGGGCAACTCGTATTATCTAAAGTGACTCCTAGAGCATTTGATGGACCAAAGGCAGTGTTAACAGAGCATATGAAACCAATGGATTGGGGTATTCGCTTTGAACCAATTATTAAACAATATTTAGAAAATTCTTGGAATTGTCAAATCTACGAATGCGGACGAATGAAGCATACTACTGAAAAAAGACTTGGAGCAAGTCCCGATGGTATTATTATCAGTGAAGGATCTAAATATGGAAGATTAGTTGAAATTAAATGTCCATATTCAAGAAAAGTTGGATTAGGAATTCCACAAGATTATTGGATTCAAATGCAAATTCAAATGGAAGTAACGAATCTAATGGAATGCGAGTATGTTGAAGTAGAGATTTTATCAAAAAATCCTAAAAATCTTAACCCGACATTTGAAAAGATTGATGGAGAAATATATTTACTTGAAAAGGATGGAATATATAGTTATAATTATGATAAAACAGTTGGAGAAGCTTATACTTTAGTGGAAATAATACCATATGCCATAACAAAAGTGCATAATGAACTTGTATTAAGAAATAAAACATGGTATGAAGAAACTATTCCGAAACAAAATGCGTTTTGGGAAGATGTTGAAAAAGCAAAGAAAGGAACATTTGTTTTAGTAGAACCTCGGACAAAGAAACCAAAACCATGTTTAATTATTGATAATGAGTAGATGAGTTCCGGAGGATTTAGTTTTACAAGTTTATTACATCCAGAAAAAACAGCAAAATCTTATATCGCTAAAAAAACAGAAAATAGTTTACTGGGTAGTTTAAAAATGCCTTCATTATCAATACCAGGATTTAGTACAAAAGGAAAACTTCCAATGGGACAGTTAAATTCTTCAAAAAGTGGTCCAGCACTTCCATCAATAATATTTAAAGTTATTGCTTTAGTGACACTAAGTGCTTTTTTAGGAACTTTTTTTGTTTATATACATAAACGAGAACAAGATTTTAATTACGATTCAATTGAAAAAGGTGCATTTGTAGTTGTATTATTAGTGATGGGATTAGCAATAGCATTTGCTGCTAAATTCTCATTACTAGATTTTATTATTTCATCTGAAATAAATATAATGGCAACATATTTATTAGTGTCATATATTGTATTACAAATAGGCGTTGGATCATCGCCATTTGAGAAAATTAAAACATTCTTTACTGATTTATGGGATTCTATAAAAAATCCTAGTAGTGTATTTACAAAACCAGATTTATTTCTATCATTAATATTTATTATAATACCGTTATTAGTATTAATAAATAATGCTACTGAAAATATATTCTTAGCAATTACAGTATTAGTAGTATCACTAGGATCAGTATATATGTTATATCCTAAAAATAATTCTATACCAATTGGTGTTTAGTTAAGCTAAAGGATCAACTTTATAAAAGGCTGTTACAAATTCTTGAAAAGGACTTGAGCAAGATTCTGGATCTTCATGTCTATAATTATTTGTTCGTTGAATATAATTACCAGTCCGTTCTAAGCGAGTTTGGAAATCATGATCATAACATGTTTGAGAATTAAGAGGACCTTTCACTTGATTTTCTTTAATAGGTAAGACACCATTTAATAATGCGTATGGTTGATTTACGTGTGTATTATCATAGTTATCGAATGCTAAAGCTGAGGTGAAAGATTCCCTAAATGTTATAGGATTACGAATAATAAAATAACGATTATTTGTATAATAATCCATGAAATATACAATTATTAAAAATGTAAAAATTGCTGCTACAAATAATTCTGTATAATTTTTTATCATCTATTATATAGTAAGAAAATGACGGTATTACCTTTACTAGCTGAATATTTGGGAACATTTTTATTAGTGCTTGGTATGTTATCTTTAACAAATCCTATTTTTATAGGAATTGTTTATATTGTTATAGTATTTTTAACGTTGCCCGTAAGTGGTGCTTGCATTAATCCGGCGGTTGTATTGGCCATGTATCTCAATGGAAAACTTGGAATGAAAGAAAGTATATTATATGTAATCATACAATTATTTGCCGCATTTACTTCTTTTTATATGTTCAAGCTAGCAACTATTTAAAAATAGTAATAATCTAATGTATAGTATAAAATGTATGCTTTAGCAACTTTAGCAAATACAAATAGTCTTCATGATTTAAAAATATTTTTAAATACACTTCAGTTATTTAATAGTATTTTACCAGATATTTATTTATATTGTGATACATATATTGATATTATTAATCTGGGTTATAAAGGAAAGTTATATAAAAAAGTTGCTTTAGATACATATGATGGATTATCAAGACAAAAAATGGAAAAAACAAAAGGAAAGATTTTTAATACACAATGGGAAGATTTTATGTGTGAGAAAATGAATCTTTTAGAATGGGCTCATATATCATGTGAGCGAGTATTATTATGTGATAGTGATATATGTTTCATGGGACCATTACCAAGTATTCCCGAATGGTGTGATATAGGATTATCAAAACATGAAATACGTACAATAGATGAACAACGATTTGGAACATATAATGGAGGATTTGTATTTAGCGGTAATAAAATGGTGCCATCTTTATGGAGAAAAGCAACACATAAATCTCGTTATTTTGAACAAGCCGCTTTAGAAGATTTAATACAAGAATTTAATACATATTATTTTCCTATACAGAATAATTATGGATGGTGGAGACTATTACAAGGAAAAATATCAGTAGAAATATTAAAGAAACATTGGTCTATAAAAGAAAATATTATATATGTTGAAGAGAAACCATTATTAAGTATCCATACTCATTGGAGTACAGATGATAAAGCAACACAATATTTTAATAATTTTGTATTAGAATTTATTAAAAATAATACTCTAAAAGAAATTATATCTGCGTGAAAAATATCTGCGTGAAAAATATCTGCGTGAAAAATATCTGCGTAAAAAAATAAAAATTGATTTTCATTCTGAAATTTAGTTCTTATTAAAATGGAACAATATTTTAAGGGACTTTCAATACATAAGAATAATAATAATGATATTGATAAATATTTTGATGAAAAAAAAATAAAAGATAATGGAGCGATTTGTATACATTGTGGTTCAACACAAGAAGATTTTGAAATGGAAGAAGATGTAGTATGTAAATCATGTGGAACTTTATATAAACCAAATATTGATAGTTCTGCTGAGTATAGATTCTTTGGAACGGATGATAGAAGTAATGTGGATCCTTGCCGAGTTGGTGCTCCTATTGATTCTCGTTTTCCTCATTCCACTCTTGGTACTATTATTTTAAATAAAACAGTTGGTGGTAATAAATCAAATAGAATTGCGATGGCGCGTGTTCGTCGTTTTCATACATGGAATCTTTTACCTTATAAAGAACGTTCTCTTTTACAAGTCTTTGAACAACTTTCATTAACGGCAACAAATAATGGAATTGATATAAGAACAATTGATATTGCTAAAAGTTTATATATTCGTTTAGTGGAACATTGTGATAAAAGAGGAATGAGTAGAACAAGTGTAGTAGCAAGTTGTATTTATTCTTCATTGAAGATGATTGGACAACCACGAAAGCCAAAAGAGATTTCTGACATTTTCCATTTATCATCAACCCAATTTACAAAATCATTTAAATATTTTCAAGAAGTATTATCAATGGCAAATCAACGTGGATTATTAAATGATGTAATTATTCCAGCAAATATGTCTTCTACAAAGGCTGCTGATTATGTATCGCAACCTCTTTCTAAACTTCCTATTTCACGAAATGCCTTTATTATATTAAAAGAAAATGCGATTCGTATTGCAAATGAAGCAGAACGTCTAGAAATATGTCCAGAAAATATGCCTCCATCTCTTGCTGCTGGTGTGATTGCTTTTGTATTAACACATTCTAATAATACTATTTCCGGTGTAAGTCTTGAACGTATAGCAAGTGTGTGTGATATTAGTGAAGGAACTCTTAACAAATGTTTAAAGAAACTAGAAACACATTTTGAAGACTTGAAGAAAGTAATGGTATTTGAGAAAAAAGATTAGATATTAGATGGGGCAAGAATTATCAATATTACCCAGTCAAAGTAAAATCTTAGATAAAACGGGTGATACTATTTTATTAATGAATAGAATTCTTGATTTTATTTTACGAAATGCCGATATTGCTGATATGATTTCATTACATGAAACAGAAGGTTGTAAAAAATGGATAATAATAGCAGAATCCCAGCTCTCAACACTTTTTGATAAAATTCAAATTCAACCAGAACTTGGAAAAGATGGAATTCTTTATTTGAAAAAAATAGCGACTTTAGAAAAAGAAGCAAAGAGTGGAAAAGTAGAAAAATATTGTAAAATTTTATCATTTTTCTTTATAAGATTATTTCAAGTTATTGGCGCTCTTTCATTAAGTGTATTAGATACTCAATTACCCGATAGAGATTATTTATTAGAAGATAAAAGGGAAGAAATAGAAAGACATGGTATTCCTTTTTTCCCAAAAACAGTACCTAAAAAAACGTTTGGATTCTGGGGTGGAGAATTATCTGGAGCAGATTCTTTTAGTGATGATTTTAAAATATTTAATAAATATTTAATAAAAGAAGGTTCTATATATAAATTAGAAAACCATTTTGCCAAACCTATTACACGCATTGTAGGATATACTGCTAAAATAGTAAATAATAAAATACAATTTACAAATACAGATGATACATTAAGTGAAAGTATAACATTTGCTATTGATAAATCAAATCAAAGATTTATTACTATTGAAACTCTACGTGATGGAAGAGCAATATTATTTACAAAAGGATTTAAATATGAATATGATATAACAAATGGTAAATTATATGTATCAAATAAGGGATCACAAGATGATTTTATTAAAGTTTTACGAGATATATTTCGTGAAATAAGAACATCTCCTAAATCAAATACTATTGCAATTCTAAAAGGGTTAGGTTATTTAGAAAAGTTTAGTGATACTGTTCAAAAGATTTCTGGAACAAATATTTATATAAGAAATAAAGAATTAGAATCTGAAAATCCTAAATTTGAATTTGAAATGAAATCTAAATATGATGATAAAAAAATAATTATGATAGAATTACAAATAATAATAAATAAAGTAGATGAAGATTATACTTTAAAAATAAGTAACGTTAAAAGTATAACGAAAGATTTAGATTTTGATACACATTTAGATGAAAGAGAAGTAACATTTAAATCTGAAAGAAAATCAATAACAAATCTTAAATCTGAATTATTATATAAACTACAAACAATTCCAAGATATTTAGAAAATCAAATGAAATATTTATATGATAAAGCAATGAAATATGGATATAGTAAAATTACAGAAGGATATGCTCGTCCCTTGAGTGATCCAGAAACAAGACAAATCTGGCAAAGTTTAATCCAGAAACCTCCAGTGAAAGCATTTTGTTCTGCTCGTGCTTTACAACTTTTAAATGTTTCTGGATTAGCAAAAGCTATTCCTAGAGAAATTCATCCATTAATTTATTCTACTCAGTTTCCTTTAGTAAAGAATCGTTCTCTTCCTATTCCAGGGTCTCCAATTACTGAATCTATTTCTATAAAATCTTTAGCAAAACTTTATCATACACCGGATTATATTAAAATAAATGATCCTAAAAAAGAAATAAGTTTACAAACATTAATTACTTCTTTTGGCTCAACAGAAAAAGTATTAAATAATGTTATTGAAGAATCTGGTAACCAATTTGGAACAATAACTAACACCACAAAGATTTCTTATTTAAGATCACAAGCTATTAAATTATTCAATAAACAATTTGATCATACAAAGAAAGTATCTCAGTTAATAAATAAAATATTTATAATAGGAAATACTATTGAATTAAATCCAAATATTGTAGCAAAAGGTGTAAAAGGAATAGAAGAGATTGCTATAGAAGCACGAGATTTATTAACTGATTATTATTCTACATGCCAGATTGAATATAAGAAAGGTGTTGATATATTAAAAGAAATTCCACTTGCGCCAAAGGTTCCAGCTCCTATGGCCGCTTTTTTGTAAAAAATAAGGATTTTTGTAAAAAATAAGGATTTTTGTAAAAAATAAGGATTTTTGTAAAAAATTGTTTTATTGTTTTTTAAAAATATAATTAGTAATAAAGAATGAATAGATGTGAGATCTGTAAGAAGAAACTATCACTAACTTCATTTGAATGTAGATGTAAGAAAAAGTTCTGTGATATTCATAGACCTGCTGAAATACATAAATGCAGTTTTAATTATTTTGAAGAAAATCAAAACCGCATGAAAAAAAATCTTAGCACAATTACATATACTAAAAAAGAAACTTGTTTAGCGGAACATATTTAGATATAAAGCAACAATATGAGGTGACCAACGTCCTTGTAACTTTGTTGTTTTAGGATCAAACCAATCAATCTCATTTTTTTCACGATGATCCTTTCTTAAATGGTTCCATGCTTTAGGATGTTCCTTATACCATAAGAACTTTTCTTTTGCTTTTTCAAAATCAGATATATCAATAAACGCTTGGAAGATATGATATTGAAAATATGTATTTTCGGGATAATCATCTTCACGTGATTGTAATACAAGACCGGTATGATGTAATTTTTGAAGAGCATCTTCTTCTATTTTTGCTTCTTCATAGACTTCTCTGCGTAGATTTTCTTGAAGAACTTTTAGTAATGGTGTTGATAGATTTTTAAGACCATCTTTTCCTTCAGTTTGTCCTTTCGGAGGTTCCCATGATTTACCACTTGCTGCTAATTTTGTGTCTTTTACGACAATAAATTTAGAAGTATCACGTTCTCCTTTTAAATGAATAAAACAACATGCACGCATGAAAACTCTAAATCCAGAACTCTTATTTTTTTCATAGCCAGGAGTTTCAACATAGAAATATCTTTTATTTGATCCATATCCCATTTTTTTGGCATATTTTGAAACTTCTTGTCCTCTTACTAAATCTGGTTGGAATACATTTATAATTCCGTTATTCATTCCGTTATTCATTCCGTTATTCATTCCGTTATTATTCATTCCGTTATTATTCATTCCGTTATTATTCATTCCGTTATTCATTCTATTATTTATATAATTTTATTATTTAGATGAAAGGAGGAGTATTAAGTCCAAACACATTACAAGCACGTATAAATAATATTGATAAAAAACTTCGTTCTGAAAAAAATAGCAATGTAATAAAAAAATTAACAGCAAAGCGACGTATAAATGTAAAACGATTTGCTATACGGAATACAAAAAAGAATGGAAAACTAAAAATAGAATCAGTTAAAGATAGAATGATGGATGAATTTGTGAAAAAAACTCAAGCTATTAATCTAGATAAAATGATACTGCCTACATTTAATGAAATAGTTCTTCATCAACCAGAGTTAGTAGAAAAGATGATTAAAGAATTAGATAACGAATATCCTAAGTATAAATCGGTAACTGATTTAGCAAAAATGACTCTTAAATCAACTTCTACAAATGATTATCTTGAAAAAATTGCGGTAGAATCTATTGGATTTAAACATATTGAAGATAAACTTGGAGCAGATGGTGTTGATCCTACAATTAAAGTAGAGGCAAAACCATCAAAAGATAAATTTGGTGCTGTTATAAATGATGATAGTCCTATGAAGTTATTAAAATCTTTTAAAGAAATTCAATGGATACTTTTCTTAAATGCAAATAGATCTGGAACAAAAGTAAATGTTGCTATTCTTGCTCCATTTTCAGCATGGGATAATTCACGATATAATAAAATTTGTGAGCATCTAAAATTAGATAAAGATGCCACATGGAAACATAGTTATGAAAAGTTACCTGAAGATATAAAAGAGAAAGAAAAAATATTAAATGACCTTGTATTAAAACATGTTAAAAAACAATATATAAGAGCAAGCCCTTTGAAACTTGATATCCTTAATACAATTCCAAAAGATAAAATAAGAGTATGGAAGCATGCTGATTATCCTAAATCTAGTTTACCAAAAGCGATTCAGAATCTTTTCTAAAACAGAAAGTTTCTTCTTCAGAACCTCGTGATTCTTTTCCATTTTCTATTCGTTTAGCACCAGGCCTTCCAGAACCATTCATTACAACAGTTTTTATAAGTTTCCATCCAGCCTTATTATGAATTTCTTTAACAACATCGGCTAAAGGATATTTTTTATCTGATTTAAAATTCTTTACAGACCAACAACTTACTCCTTTATCATTCAAACAACTCAAACAATTAAGAATCAACGGCTTTAACCAGTTTAATACCCAGATATCCCATGTAGGATAATTATTTGTAGATTGTTCTCCAGATGTATATATTTCAAGATTAAAATAAGGAGGACTTGTTAGAATAATATCAAACTTTTCCATAGATTTAATTATATCTATTGTTAATTCAACTTGTTTATTTATAATTCTAGCACGTTTTTTTACATCAGATGGAATACATGAATCTTCTAAGATATTCATTAAACCTTTATAAGTATTTTCATCGGGTTCACATCCAATATAATAAGTTTCTTTACTACTTGCTAAAGAACCTAACATTCTTCCTCCCCATCCTACACATGGATCAAATATTCTTTTCCCTTTGAAATACTGACATATTGCTTTTGAAGTAGAAGCTCTATATTTTGTTACATTTCCCATACCTCCAGTCATTGTAATCATTCTGCGTATTTCTGACCTATATGGAGTTGAATGCATACATAAGTTTGTAATAAGAGCTTTTTCTAAAATCTCTTGAGTAAACATATTTCGTACAGATTTTCCTAAATGATTTTTTACATCCCAGAAATGTGGCATATAATTATCTAAAATCTTATGACCTGGTCTTGAACGAGCATCAATTGATAATATTTCATTATCTTCTAGAACAATTTTTTTTTCAAGTGATAACCAATCTTTTACCAATTCTTGTTTTTCATATATATCTCTTAATATATTATCAATAAGTTGTTTAGCAATTATTGATAATTTATTACGAATATCTGGTTCTTTTTCTATAGTAATTTCATCTTTTGGAATAGATACTTCAGAAAGATGTAATTTTTCATTTTTTAAAAGAGAACGTAAAGCAAAACGTTTATCTAAAATATTTGCTAAATCCATATAGGATATTTCTAAATTATTCAAGTCAATTTTTTATATTTATTTCTTTTTTCTACATGTTTTAGATCGTGTGGATTTATTACATCCGCTTTTATACTTTCGTAGTTCTTTACACAAACTTAAAAATTGTGTTTTATTTTCTAATGCTAGCTCATTTTCTAAACCACAACGTATTTTATAAAGATTCTTTAATAAACTAACACGAGTATTATATTCTCCATTATCAAACTTTTTCCATGATGTAGTCCATTCTTGAAATGGCAACACTTCTGGTAATATTTCCCAGAATTTTTTATAATAAATAAGTCGTTCACTTGGTGTCATAGAATTATTTCTATTTCTTTCTAAAGGATTATCTACCACTTCTTCAGTGGAAAAAGGTTTTGATCCCAAAGAAAGTTTAGAATAAGGATGCCCTTCAACAACAGAAAAAAGAAACTCCCATCCTTCAAAATTTACTTTACTACATTTCTCAGTATATATTTTAGAAAACTCTGGATTTTCATCTTTACATAACCTTTGACTTCTTAACTTATCATTTACTTTATTATGTATTCTCCATAACCATTTTGTAAAGTTTTCTTTAGAACTTACATCAACAGGATCATCCGTAATATATTCACTATAACTCTTTCTACAGAATTTACATGGTAATACAAAGGCAATATTATAGAAGAATTCTTTGTATTGATTTTTCTTTTCTGGTTTATATGAAAATGTTATAGAATGTAATAATTTCCATCCAGATGGCCCCCAGTAACGAGTGTCCATTATCTATTTAATCTTTTCTTAAAATCTTCTAAATGATTGATAATATTTTGAATATCTTTTGAATCATTACGCTTACCTCTATTTTCAAAATCAATTAAATATGACTTTTTAGTGTTTTCATTATATAAAATATTATCTGCTGAAACATCTCCATGAAAATAACCTTTTTTATTTAATATTTCAATGTTCTCTTTTAAATTTTTTAGTGATACAATAATATCATTATAATAATCTTCATTAAATTCTGATTTATCAGCATTTTTGGAATAACAAAGATTTTCTAAAAAATCATAGTAATAAACTAAAGAATATCCACCAAATCTTGAAAAAATTAGATTCTGTTTTTCATTATATTCACACATATATTCTGGATAAATAGCAAAATCTGGTTTTAATTTTCTTAGAAAGATTGTATTTTCAAACTCTTTTTCAGCACTTTTTTTAGATGAAACTTTACTTACATAATCACCAACTGGAGATTCATCGGGTATTTTACATTGGAGAGCAGGATAGTGTACAACACCACTCATGCCCTGTCCAATAATTTTACCTCCTTTTTGTTTCTTCATCTACTATTAAGCAGCGCCAAATCCTGTTATACTTAATGGTGTTAAGTAAGGACGAATAGGGTTTGTATCAGCATCTTCTGCTTTACATTTTACCACTTTTTCAGGACATTTCTGTCGTGCACAGGGAGGGCAAGCCGGGCATGTAACTGGTGCTGGACATTTTACTTCGGGGCAACGAGGACGAGGGCATGGAGGACATTCACCACAATCCTTCTTGCAAGAACTATTATCAATTATAATAGGTTCTGGTTTAGGAATAGAACTCTTCAACACATATTGAGATAGGTCGGGTGATGGAGGACATTCGGTCTTTAGCATGTAGTTTGCCATATCAGGACATGTAGGGCATGGAGGAACGGAAGACTTTAATACATATTTTGTCATATCGGGCATAGGAGGACAAGAAGGAACAGCATTAGCACAATCGGGACAAGGATAATTGCCACCACAACTGGAACACACGGGAGAACCCATTGTTTGAAACCCCTCAACTTTCATTGAACGTGATATGAAATAACCAATAACTACACCAACAAATAATAATAAAGTTATTTGTATTTTTGATAAACGCATTGTCTCTATTACTATTAATAGTTATTTTATGGTCTCCATCCAGCCCATGTAGCGGGAGGACATCCACATGTTTCTGGTAATCCAGTATCCATAGAAGCAGATAATCGTGAACAAATCATCTTAGCATATCCTCTCCAAGAAAAGTTTTCGGATACATATTCATCAGGTCGTAGGCAACCAAAATCTTTAGGATTTAATCCTTGTTTTTGAATTGCATCACAAATACCACTAGCACGTTCTTGCCAATCAAAATGTGATGGTCCTACATTAGACGGTCCTACATTAGACGTTTGAGATGTTTGATTATTTGTTAGAGTTTGAAATATACCTTGAGTATAGCCATTTGATCCACCATTGAAAGAAGAATAATTATTGTTACTTGTATTTAAATCATACGCATATGATGGTAGATTAATATTTGAAAGCATAGAAGTATTTACAGAAGTATTAGGAATATTTTGTCCGATTGTATTTGCCATTGTATTTGCCAAAGCTTGCTGCGCTGGACTTGTATAATGAATATTTATATCAAAAGAAATATTGCTAAAAAGCATATCAGAATATTTCTTAAATAATTCTTGTGCTATTTTTGCTCCATTTACATCTCCAGAACTATATGCTGGAAATAAACTTGCTAAACCAACATTAGAACCAAGTATAGTTGGTAATGGAGAACTTGTATTAGAAGCAACTTTTAAGAAATTATTTACAGCAGATTTTGTTATAGGGATATCTTGCTCTGCTAAAACTCCACTATTTACATTATTAATAATATCTTGAACTCTTTGTTTTACTCTTTGTAAACTAGTAATTCGTGCTAATACAACTGGATCTGTTGTTCCACTTGCTCCTAAACGAGCAATTGTTATATCAATTGTTTGATTTAATTGAACTAGATCTTGTAAAGTTGCTGTATCAACACTAGTATTAGAACCACCAGCCATATAGTTATTACTATTAGAACCAGAGTTGCTCAAATTAATAGTGTTATAATCATAATTACTAGAACCAGTAGTGTTATAATCATAATTACTAGTAGTGTTGCTCAAACTAGTAGTATTATAACCAGTAGTGTTGCTCAAACTATTATAGTTACTCAAATCAATATTAGAACCAGTATAACTTTGAAATGCTTCAATCGGAGTTTCATTATAAATACTTAATCTCCATTTCTTTTGTAAATATTGTAAATTCGCTTCAATTTCATCAACATCACCTTGTGTTACAGTGGAATCAATGCCAGGATTACGTTTTAGGACTAATATTTCATTTTGTAAGCGAATCATATCACTTCGTGCTGTTGCTAAAGGTAATTGAATAGATGGATCTGATAATTCTTGAATATGGGGTGCTTCATTATCTAAAAATCCTTGAAGAGTTGTTAGCACATTTAAAATTCTTTGATACTTTGCTTTTTCCAGTGAAGGGTCTTGGTATGGTAAACTATTAAAAGAAGCAATTCCACCGGGAGAAGGACCTGTTGCTAATACCCATGTTGGAGCATAATCTTCGGAAGTAGCTTCTACAAGATTTTGTTGTGCGACGGGTGCTTCAGGAATTTTTAAAACAGTAGAGTTTTGAAATGTTTCTTTTTCTTGAATTGTGTAAAATATAACAACTAAAATTAATACTATAAATAATGCTGTAAATATAACTTGATGTAGTTTGGTTCCGTCAATCAATAGGGACCAGCTTACTGGACCGTTCATCTAACTAAAATATCATAAAATTGATTAAGCTAATTTCTTAATTACAGTATTACCAAAATGTTAAAATCTAGATATAAGAATGATAGTTTAATTGAATGTGGTCTTGATGAAGCCGGTCGTGGATGTCTATGGGGACCATTCTTTGCTGGTGCCGTGATATGGAAAAATGAAAATATCTGGGATGATGAAATTAGAAAACTTTCAGAACAAATTAAAGATAGTAAAAAGATTTCAGCAAAGAAAAGAGAAAAGATTTATGAAGGGATTTTGAAACATGCTATAGCATATGGAATTGGAATTGTAAGCTCTGAAGAAATTGATTCTTGGGGAATGACAAAAGCAAATAAAACTGCTTTTCAACGAGCATTACAAGATTTGGAAATTCAACCAAATAGAATTCTTATTGATGGTTGTTTAGCAATTGAAACAAACTTAGAGCAAATTGTAGAACCAGAACTTGATAATACATATATTTGTGTAGCAGCAGCTTCTATTTTGGCAAAAGTGAGTCATGATAAAGCAATTATGGAATTAATTAAAAACGATCCGAGTTTAAATGAAAAATATGATTTTGAAAATAATAAAGGATATGGAACTTTAAAGCACCGGAATGGAGTATTAAAATATGGAAAACATACTTTACACAGAAACCTTTTCTTAAGGAAATTATTAGGAAATTCTAACAATAAACAAGATACTACTTGTAAATTTCTAGAAGAATAAAATTATCTACTTGCGGTTGGCGCGGCGGGTGGATGACTTGCGGGAGCCCTTGCGGGAACCCTTGCGTGTGGAAGCGCGACGAGTGGAGCGGCGAGAAGATTTGCGGGCCATTGTTCTACTAGATGTCCGGGATTTATTTTTACGCAAATTTCTTTTACCACCTTGAGGTGCTGGTAAATCTGGAGTTTCAGCTACTCCTATAGCACCAGGAGGGCATGGTACACGAACTCCTTGAGATGTTGTGCATGGTCCTGGCATTGGTGGTGCTCCTGATACTGATTGTCTTACACCAAAACCAGATAATCCAGTTAATTCTCCTCTTACACAATTTCTTAATCTACTCATATCAGCAGCTGAATTTGTATTTGCAATGCCAACTTGAGGAAGTAATCCTCTTTGTTCTGAAGAATAATGTGTTCCTTCACATTGATCAAATGCCTCTATAATAGCATTATCATCATATGTTGAAGAATAAGAATGAGCAGTTGGACTAGTAGGATTGGTAGGATAAGGACCTTGAGCTATTTGTCCACCTTTCATATTTTGTCTTTTTTCTTTTCTTTTCATATCTATTAAATCTTGTGTTTTTTTTCTATTACCTCCAGTTAATGCTGTTTTTAATGCTGCTAATTCATAATTATCTAATGGACGCACTGTTGGGCCAGCTGGTGCCGGTGATGGTTGTGGTGCTGGGCTAGGCTGTGGTGCTGGAGCTGGTAACGGAGCTGGTGCTGGTAAGGGAGCTGGTGCTGGTGCTGGTAGTGGTGCTGGTGACGGTGCTGGAGCTGGTGCTGGTAAGGGAGCTGGTGCTGGTGCTGGTAGTGGTGCTGGTGACGGTGCTGGAGCTGGTGACGGGCTAGGTACTGGAGATGGGCTAGGCTGTGGTGCTGGTGCTGGTACTGGTGCTGGTAAGGGAGCTGGTGCTGGTGCTGGTGCTGGTGCTGGTAACGGTGCTGGAGCTGGTGCTGGAGCTGGTAATGGAGCTGGTGCTGGTGACGGAGCTGTTGCTGGTGCTGGTGCTGGTGCTGGTAACGGTGCTGGAGCTGGTGCTGGAGCTGGTAATGGAGCTGGTGCTGGTGACGGAGCTGTTGCTGGAGCTGGTAGTGGTGCTGGAGCTGGGTTAGGCTGTGGTGCTGGAGCTGGTAACGGTGCTGGAGCTGGTTGAGGGACTGGTGCTGGAGCTGGTAATGGTGCTGGAGCTGGTTGAGGGGCTGGTGCTGGAGCTGGTAATGGTGCTGGAGCTGGTAGTGGTGCTGGAGCTGGTAACGGTGCTGGAGCTGGTTGAGGGACTGGTGCTGGAGCTGGTAACGGTGCTGGAGCTGGTTGAGGGACTGGTGCTGGAGCTGGTAATGGTGCTGGAGCTGGTTGAGGGACTGGTGCTGGAGCTGGT